ATTGGGGAATATCCTAATGATTTCAATGGGTTACAGGGGTTTCATACTTAAGATATACCTCTGTATTAAAACCCTGTTTTTTGACCCCCTAAAAACACCTCTATAGGCAGCGATGTAAACCGCCCCCGAAACCCGTAACCCGAAACTCTGTAGTAAAATCAGGTACTTGCACCGGTTTCGGCGGTTACGGGCATAAACTAAGACACACTCACCAGGTGGAGTGCAAATGCCTAGAATGCCCTCGCAGTATCATTTTGATCGTGCTTTGGCCTACGAAGTGAAGGTCCGGGAATGCACGCTGCAAGCGAACTGCGCTCAGGCGTGCGGGGATCGGCGCGAGTACGAGCAGTACAAGAATCTCGCCGAGTATTACCAGCGTTGGCTTGACGTTAGCCTGGATCTAGCGATAACGTACGAGAAGCTCGACTGGAAAGTTTCGACCAATCGGCCCCTGACGAAGGAAGAGCACACCTGGTACTACCAGGATGAGGAGTAACACATGGCGACGCAAATGCGGATCAACCTCCGTAACAAGCAGCCCACCAAGCTCATGCCCGCTCTGTCGGAGTTGGAGATCGACATGGCCTTCCTCGGCCTGACGATCGATGGCAACCTCTGTCGCATCCCGGCCACCGAAGAGGGTGCGGATCTGTTCGGCCACAGCATGCCGTGGCTGACCGAGACCAGGCGTGAGTACAACGAGGACACCGCGGCCTACGCGCACTACCACCCCTCCAAGCTGTAGCCAGGAGCGATCAATGTCCCGCACGCACCACGCTCGTCGCCCGCGCGGCGGCTACTGGTCTCTCTCCAACTGGGTGTACAACCCTGACACCCAGGAGATCGTCAACCTGGGGCCGAAGTACCGTCGCTACCACGGGCCCTCGAACTACAAGCCCAGCGCCGAGTGGCGCCAGTCCTTCATGCGCGCCAAGGATGGCGTCGCCAAGCAGGAGATCGAGGAGCAGCTCGCTGAGCACAAGCTCGACGTGCGCGAGCGCTTCGCGCAGCACATCCCCACCTGCCCCGCGTACATCACCAAGGTGCACGTGGCGATTCCGGTCAAGCACCTCGCCTGCTACCGGCCGTTCAGGATCGGAGCGGCGTGATGGGACCACGCAACAGGCAGCTGTGGGACCAGGATCCGGACTTGTGCGTGTGGTTAGGGGCCATGGAGCTGAAGGCCTTCGAGGCCCGGCGCGACACCCACCGAAGCCTGTGGCGGAAGGATAGGATCTCCTCCACCAAGGCGCCGCGCACCACCCCGCCTGATCGGAAGCGCACTCGGGTCAGGTTCACGTAGTACAACCAACAAAGGAGCACACAATGGAGACCGAGGAGAAGTACACGAAGATCGATGATGCACGGGCGAGGCTGAAGATCCAGGTGGAGCGGATCGGGAAGATCCTCCCGTCAGACGCCGTCCTGATCAAGTGCACACCCGAGCAGCTGCACGAGTTCCTCGAGCGGACCGAGGAGGTCTCGAAGGACATCATCCACGACTCGGCAGACCTGATCCGTGCGACCAGTGATGAGATGGGTGAGGACCCCATCATGCTGCTGAAGTGCGCAGCGCTGATGGCGAACATGTCGCGGCTGATCACCCTCACCAAGTCGGCGGTGCACGAGGTCCTCATCCGCAACGAGATCCTCGCGCAGGTCGGGCTGAAGTAGGAGGAGCACACATGGCAGCGTACAGCCCTACGAGGCAGGATCTGATCGAGCTGAAGGCGCAGGCGTGGGACAAGCACGTCGCGATCGAGGAGGCGAAGGTGCAGATCGCCATCGCCATCGACAAGAAGAAGACCCTCATAAAGGATCTCCAGGAGCAGAAGATCCGCATCTACAACCTGCAGCACCCCGAGAACCCGATCGTTCTCCCCGTGAAGGAGGAGTAGCAGTTCACCCCAACAGCAGCTGAGGAGCATCACATGTTCATCGCATTCGATCCAGACACCGGACTGTACGAGGAGGTCACGCCAGACTCCTCGGGACGGTTCGTCCCTCCAAAGTCCATGGGCGGGTACGATCGCCATGGCATCGGCCTGTACGTGTACCTCAAGGCCGCGAACCTGCCGGTGGAGAAGTACGGTCACGTCACCCCGTACTTCTACTATCTCGGCAGCGGCACGATCCCGGGTACGCAGATCCGTATCCCGCGGCTGAAGTACCCGATCCTCCCCGAGTACCAGGGGAAGAGCACGTACGAGACGCACGTGATCTTCCTGAGCGCGGAGGATCTGTCCAAGCGGCAGAACGTCGCCGACTGGAAGCACCACAGCCTCCCGCCAGAGGATCGGATCGAGGCGTGGAACGAGGAGACGTGCGAGGCCGGCGCATTCGATCCGGGCCGCACGTTCAGCCTCAAGAACAACGAGCTGGTCGGGACCAAAAAGGCGAAGGAGCTGCGGATCGCCGAGGGTCTCCCAGCCGGCAAGCGCGGCGATATCGCACGCGTCCAGCAGAGCGCGATCAAGAGCACGGACGAAGACAACGAGCGGCGCAATGGCGACGACGACACGTAGCCAGATCAGCAAGGCCGCCTCTCTACTTGATGCAGCCACTGGGTGGACGAACACCCACGGCTGCGACCCGATCGTGGGGCGCATCCTCCAAGCAACGATCATCCTGCTGGCGGTCGTCGAGGAGCAGGAGAGGGCGATCGAGTTCCTGCGAGAGGGGGATCGGAAGGTGTAGTCAGCGGATCGGCGCAGGTAGCGCCCCACTTGACATGGGGCGCTACTTGTGGTATAGTATACCTTAGATGCTGCGAAACATCTAGACATAATGGAGTCTCAGGATGAACGGCGTACAGCTACGCCTTTTATCCTGCTGCTCCACAGAGGGCACGGATCGCCCATTCCCGGGCGATGCAACAAGGAGGAAAGAAATGGCGAAGAACAACTTGAACCAGATCCAGAACGTCGATGCGGCCTTCCTGGCCACCCTGCAGATCGAGCTCGACCCCACGAGCCCGCTGTACAGCCCGCACAACGTCGACACGGTGAACGACAAGAAGTCGACCGTGTACCTCGAGGAGGCGATGGAGCGCGACGGCTACAGCCGTGAGGCGACGATCGTCTTCGTCACCAAGCCCGACGGGGCGAAGGTGATCAAGTCCGGCAACCGCCGCACGATGGCGGTCACGCGGCTCCTCGCCGCGGGCAAGAAGGTCGACGGCCCCTTCCCGGTCATGGAGGTGCCGTTCACCGAGGACGCCGCGAAGCAGGTGTTCTCCTCCAACGTCACCGGGTCGTTCGATCCGTGGACGGCGAGCGAGATGGTGAAGCACCAGGTGGAGGTGCTGAACTGGACGCCCGACGAGGTGTCCGTCCGCAACGCCTTCACCATCAACGGCCGCGTCCCGAGCGCCAAGACGGTCTCCGATCTGCTCAGCCTCAACCGCGCGGTGCGGAAGCTGACGGTCGCGGAGTACCCGGAGAAGAAGGAGGAGAGCGCCGAGTACACGGCCAAGCGCAAGGCCGCCGAGGCCGACAAGCAGCAGAAGGCGATCCAGGGCTTCAAGACCGGCGACCTGAACTGGAAGTCCTTCATCGAGGCCGTCTCCACCGGCAAGACGCAGTCGGTGGCCGCGGCGCTGCGCACGTCGGCGGAGAAGGAGGCGTCGCGCCTCAAGCGCGTCGCCGGCGAGAAGACGGACGAGACCGAGGACGCGGAGAACGACAGCAAGACGCTGGCCAGCAAGTTCATCGGGCATGACAAGTTGCCCGCGCTGGCCGACTGGCTCCGGTCGGACTCGATCCAGGAGCTGCTCGCGGACGCGGACGCCAGCGTCGTGGCGCCGCAGATCATCGACATCGTGCTCGGCACGATGAGCAAGAAGCAGTTCCAGGAGTACCTGAAGGAGAACGCGGGCTAGGTCAGCCACGTGAACTGGTCGTAAGGCTGGGGAGGGTGTGACTGCCCGCCACCCTCCCCAGGCAGTTCTACTGCAACGAAAGGATCTACCATGGTTCCGTCAGTCGGAAGAATCGTGCACTACCAGTCCCACGGCTCGCCGAACGGACAGCACAAGAGTCTCCCGCGCGCGGCCATCATCACGGAGACCAGGCTGATCGGCTCGTCGGCGTCCAACGAGCACGACTACTCAGTGGGCCTCTGCGTGCTGAACCCTACAGGCATGTACTTCGACCCGGAGGTGCCGTACGATCCGGAGGCCGGGCCCGGGACGTGGCGCTGGCCCCCGAGGGTGTAGGTGTAGGACCTGGTGAAGAGTTCACATCGACACCAGGGTAGGAAGTGGATCGGGCGGGCCCGCTCGCCCGATCCATGCAGTTGGTGCTACGGAATGGACCCTGCGTGGATCTATTCCGCAACACCAACGAAAGTGTCTGGAGGGACACATGAGCGCAGCTGACTGGGAAGTGACGAAGATCTTCAGCATCGATGACACGACCTTCATCGAGGTGAGGTGGCGTAGGGTCGACGCGCCGTATGAGAAGCGGATGGTGAACATCCCCATCCAGGAGGCGGACCTAGCCGCAAGCAATGCGGCGATCGAGGCGATCATCACCACGCGTGTCAAAGAGGAGGCGGCTCGTGTGGACGCTGGGCTGGCACGACGCGCCAACATCGATCGGATCATGCGGATGAAGTGGTGCGCCAACATCGATCGAATCCTGCAGATGAAGGAGAAGTAGCATGGCTACGCCATGGAGAGTCGTGGAGGCAGATGCCCGGCACAGTGGTGTGTACGTGACCGTCCGCTACAAGATGCCAGGTGACGGTTTCTTCCGCAGGCGGTATAAAACGATCTACGTGAGCTATGATACGTCTATCGCTACTGCCCGCAAGCAGATCACCGAGGAGATCGAGAAGCGGGTTCTCGAGGGTACGCGCGTCGAAGCCCTTCTAAACCTACGCGAAGGTGAACAATGAACGCCTGTGGACAGAAGGGCTGTCTAGATCCAGATTGCCCCGGTCATGTGCCCACACCGCCGCGCAATCGATCCAAACGCGTCTCCTCCATCGCACGTGTGAACCAGGCGCGCGCTGATCGGAATCTCGCACGCGGTCACGCGGAGCGCCGGACCTATCAGGGCTTCGTGTTGTGCGCCTGCAACGCCGTGATGATCGAGTTCCACGGCTGGCAGGACAAGTACACCTTCCACGGGCACGGCGTGGAGGATTGTGACGTTCACCAGTGTGACGTGTCCAGCAAGGCTGGATAGAAAGGAGGTGCAACCGATGCGCTTCCGCCGCGTCGGCGTTAGACACAGCTGAGACGAGACACTCAAACATCGGTAGCGGTGGATTCACCGCATCCAAAGCTAAGAAGCAGCACGGAGCCCTCCTGGGAGAACCCTGGGAGGGCTTAAACCTAACAGATCGAAAGGAGCCGCATGACGTGGGAGTACCAGAAGGTAAGCTGCGACTTCTGCTGCACCGAGTGGCATTCGACGCAGCTAGAGACAGTCCTGGCCGATCGTCCGCTTCGCATGCAGATGCCTGACGGGGTCGTCGTCGATCTCAACAGGCATTGGCTGGTCTGTGAGGACTGCCTCCCGCTCGCTACTGCTGGGAAGTGGAGCGATCTCGCGGAACGCGTGACGGTTGTCGATGAGGACCACATGCCCGTGGAAATCTTGCTCCAATACTGGGGCCTATCATTCCGGTGACGGCGAAGCCGTTCCGGTGAGGACACTATGCATCTCGATCTAATCCTGGCAACGATGAAGGACGGCCAGACCCTGGCCGTAGTCACCCCGAACGAAACGTGGATCATCACCGTCAAAGGCGGGAAGGAGGCTTCGCGTAAGATCGTCCCTAGGATTGTGATCGACTATCCGATGCCAGCACCGCACGTCATCGACGAGGTTGGAACGTGGGACCAAGAGAAGTTGCGAGCGATCTCTTCGAGGATCGCTAAGGAGACCAAATGAAGGAAGATCATCAGTTCGAACCGATGCAAGGATCCTTGGGGAACGAGCTTACCCCGTGCAAGCACTGCGGGTACGCCAGGGCGTCGATCGTGCACACGAACCGCGAGGTCACTGGCAAGGACGTCGATCACGGCTTCATCGGGCTGAAGGCAGACCCTGGCGTGTGCGTCATCTGCGGCTTCGCCAAGGAGTCGATCAGGCATCTTAGCGATCCAGTGCGAGTAGTTATGTCCAACGATGCCACCAAAGGGCTGAAGTACGACGCTTCCAAGCCCCGCTACGATCTGCTGCCCCCAACGAGCCTGGAGTGGATCGCTCAGGTGCTGACCTACGGCGCACAGAAGTACTCGCCAGATAACTGGCGCAAGGTCGACGGCTGGCGCTGGCGGTACTTCTCCGCCGCGATGCGCCACATGTGGGCGTGGCAGCGTGGGGAGCGCTACGATCGTGAATCGAGCCTCCCTCACCTGGCCCACGCGCTGTGCTGTCTGATGTTCATGCTCGACCTGGACGTGGCGGAGCTCCCGCCGGAAGCGAGGAAACCGTGAAGACTGATCAACTGCGAGTGCATGATCCGAACTGCAAGGGTTGTAAGCGCTGCGCCCACTTCTATCGACCCTTTCCACACGCGTCATTCTGCCAGCAGGTCCCGTGCAAGTGCGGAGCGACGAAGCGCAGGGAGGAGTTCGAGAAGGAGTTGGCCCCCTGGTTTGAGTCCTTGGGGATCACCAAGGAGATGCGACAAGAGGCTGAGGAGAACCAAGTGAAGAGCATGACGGAGCTCGTGCTGCGGGATCAGCTGACGGATCCCGCGTACTGGGACCCGAGCTTCAAGATCGAGATCAAGGACCAGACCAAGTACGTCTTCGCGTCCGGCGACCCGGACGCGATCAAGATCGATCCTGGCGAGCGCAGTTCATCTGTGGCGACGAGTCTCACGCCCACTGTGGGAGAAAACTCTCCTACGCAGCCGACTGGTTGGACTTTCGAGGAGCTCGACGGAATCGACAAGCTCATCGAGGACGCCGAAAAGGGAGAGAAGAAATGATCTGCAAATACTGCGAGAAGTCCGTCACCGACAGCCCGATCTCCCACAACGGCCAGTCGGCCCACATCGGCTGCTTCGTCAGCAACTCCGCGCTGTTCAAGGCTCAGGAGGCGGCGAAACAGGCATTGCAGGGTCAGATGGCCGGCCTGCGGGCTGAGAAGTCGACGCTAACCAGCCAGGCCATGAAGGCTGAGCTGGGCGTGCTGATGGTGGTGGAGCGGGAAGAAAAGCTCAAGATCGAGGTCGCCAAGCTCAAGATCGAGGTCGCCAAGCTCAAGGAGGAGGTCGCCAAGCACACTGGACCCGGATCCTTCCAAGCGACGCGGATCCAGCCACCCCTCGCGTCCAGGCCACCCCAGCCTGGTGGGGAGGTCGTGCTGCCGAAGCCGGCGCCGAAGCCTGCACCCGTCGAGTCGCCGAAGAAGGATCGGATGGAGCTAATCGAGCTCGAGTAATTTAGACTTGACGACTTGCACACTACCCGCAGTTATGGTATAATGTTTCTACGTAACTGCGAGAAGGGCTAGTACGTGAGGCTCCCAGTAGCCATGGACTCAGTGATCCGGTGCGAGCTTCTAAGTTGCGAGCTTAGGGCCAGTATCTGCATCAGACGTCAATCGGCTGTTCACACTGGTAGGGGGTTGGCGAAACGCGGTACACCTAACCAGATCTACGGCCCATGTTCGTCAGGGAGGTGTGTACAAGGAAAGGAAGTGCGAGCAGCATTCGACAACCTGGTTGCTGTCAAGGATCGCCGTGACAGGCTGAAAGCCTTGATGGCCGCAAACAAGAAAGAGGAGGCCGATGCGAATCGTAGGCGCCAGAGTGATTCGATCCCGCAGGTACACACGGATCCCGTGCCTGTCCTACCAGAGGTGGTTGGGGTTCTTCCGGACCCTGTGGAGTGAGAAGTGACTTACGACGAATTCCTGCGATCCTGTGGTGTGACGCGCTCAGACGCCGCTCGCCTCGGATGGATCGAGCAATCAGCCGCTCAGACGGAAGCCCTTGGAGAGCCTTTCCGTCGCGCACGCTCGGTGCTGCTGGAGTACCGGGATATGAACGGGCAAGAGACAGGCTTCTTCCGCGTGCGTTATCTCGACCTAGTGACGAGCTGGGACGGCAAGCAGATCAGGTACGCTCAGCGCATGGGCTCAGGCTCCCACGCGTACCTGCCGTCAGTCATCCCGTGGGCGGAAGTGGCTACCGATCCTGAGCGCAGTCTACTCCTTGCTGAGGGAGAGAAGAAGGCTTCCTGCCTCGCGGTGCGTGGCATCGCCGCGGCGGCCATCGGTGGGGTGTACTCCTTCTACGAGAGCCGCAACTCAGATCGGCTCGTGGATCCTTTCGAGGACTTCAACTGGAACAAGCGGGAGGTGATGATCTGCTTCGATAGCGACGTGAAGGACAACCCGCAGGTCCTTCGTGCGCAGATGCGGCTGATGGAGGCGCTGACCGCACACGGAGCGATCCCTGCAGTGATCCAGCTGCCGAGCCTCCCGCACATGCGTAAGACCGGCTTGGACGATTTCATCGTGTCCGAGGGAATGGAGGCGTTCCAGGACCTGATGACTTCCGCAGAGCAGCATGACGCTGCGATCAAGCTGTGGGGGATGAACACCGAGTACGCGATGCTGATGGACAGCGGTCGGGTGATCAACCTCAACACCTCCCACCTGTACGCTACGGAGACTCTGCGACTCTCTGTCGGCGCGAACAAGTTCTTCATCGATCAGAAGCAGGTCAAGCGCAAGAACGGGGAGATCGTCCCTATCATCACCAAAGAGCCGCTGGTGCCGAAGTGGCTCTCCTGGGAAAAGCGCACACAGTTCAAGGGCATGGAGTACAGCCCTGGCGAGGGGCGTGTCACGGAGGACGGGTACCTGAATACGTGGAAGGGGTGGAACGCTACCCCTGAGCCTGGTACAGTACAGCCGTGGCACGACCACATGAACCACGTCTTCAACGGAGACCGCGATCTGATCCGCTGGTTCGAGAGGTGGTGCGCATATCCGATCCAGCACCCAGGCGCCAAGCTGTTCACCTACTGCCTGTTCTGGACACCTGTCGAGGGCATCGGCAAGACAACCATCGCCGAAGCCTTGATGCGGATTTACGGCAAGGAGGGCGTCCACAAGATCAACAACTCTGTGGAGGTCACCACAGAGCAGCTGAACAGCCCGTTCAACGCATGGCGCCGGTCCAAGCAATTCATCTGCGGCGACGAGCTCGCTGGTGGTGATAAGCGGGTGGTGGGCGACAAGATCCGTGGGTACATCACACAGGAATCGGTGACGATCAACATCAAGAACCAACCGACCTATGTGCTCAAAGACAGGGCCAACTACCTGCTCACCTCCAACCTGCCGGATGCGGTGCATGTCAGCCAGAAGGATCGACGGGCATTCATTCGAGAGATCGTGGGGCCAAAACCACCGCAGGAATATTTCACCAGGTTCTACCAGTGGCTCAGCGAGGGTGGGAATAACTACCTGATGCACTACCTGGTGAACCTGCCACTAGGAGATTTCGATCCGAGGGCACCGGCTCCAGAGACGCAGGACAAACTCGATCTGATGGAGGCCAGTCTCTCAGACTGTGACCTCTGGCTGAAGCAGCTGGCTGACAACCCAGTCGAGGTGCTGACCCGTTCAGGCGTGTTTAGCGACCGTGCGATGGGCTGCGATCTGTGGACCCCGACGCAGCTGCTATCCATGTACGCGAAGAGCATGCCTGGCGGTCACACGCAGATGAAGGCCAGCGGCTTCGGTGTCGCGCTCAAGCGGGTATCGTTCCCGAAATCCCTGCCGACAAAGATCGGTGAGACGACGCTGAAGCTGGTACCGATCCGCAACGTCAACCGCTGGGTGCGGGCAGAAGGCTTTGACCGCGCGTCGCATTACATGAAGTGGAACCCAATCCGATCCTAGGAGACACTATGCTTTGCTACCACGCGCTGCAAACGAAGACAGGCTGGAAGCCGATCGTCGTCGTCGCCAAAGGCGACAAGCCGATCTATGAGGGCTTTCCCGATGGCGAGCACATGCCGCTCTGGCAGGCCGATGAAGACTGGGCCACTCAGCCAGAGGCGCTGAAGGAGGCGAAGCGCTGGGCTGACCGACTCGACCAATTCGTCACCGATGAGAACTTGATCGAGGGTCTGGAGGATGAGCTCGAGAAGTCCAAGGAGGAGGCGAAGCAGCTGCGGATGGATCTGCGCGAGCACCTCGTGAAGTCCGTCCACAATGGATCCAGTGTGTGGGATTGCACCGGCACCACCACCTGTGACTGCAACGAACGCCGACTGGTGCTGATGGAAATCGAGGGCGACACGTGATCCACCCATCCCTTGCACGCGGGAAGATGAAGCGCCATGCCGACGGCACCTTGGACTGGATGCGGTACTCCGCCCCAGGCTGGGTGGCCGAGATCAAGTATAACGGCGACAGACGGATTCTTGAAGTCGGCGACAAGGAGGTGCAGCTGTACGGCCGGAAGCCTGGCGTCAGCGGGAAGCCACGCTCAGTCCACGAGCACGCGATCGCTGCTGGCGTGTTGCCGGAGTGGGAGACGCTGAAGCAGTTCAACGGCCTGAAGCTGGATGGAGAGCTGTGTCTCCCTGGCAAGGGGACCACGCACGTTAACGTCACTGAGCTCGTCGGCGGATCCGTCTCCTCCATGATGGAGAACCCGAACTACAAGGAGCTCGTCTACGTCGTATTCGATATCGTCGACGACAAGAGCCGATCCTTGGCGTTCAAGCAGCGCCGACAACTGATGCGGCGGATCGTAGAGAAGCTGCGCGAGTACGGCTTCGGGTTCTACGTGTCCCAGCAGGTGTCCGATCCGCTCGGGTACGAGGAGTTCTACGATTCCGCGCTTGCGGAAGGTCATGAGGGTATCATCCTCAAGCAGCAGGGGTACGGCTACATCGAGGGTGACAACCGGTCGTGGATCAAGGTGAAGCCGGTGTACACCACCGTCGCGTACGTAAGGAGCCTGGAGAACGGCAATGGCTCCAACCTGAACCGCGTGGCGTCGATCGACTTCATCACGCAGGAGGGCTACGAGGGTAGCTGCTCGGGCTTCACTGACGAGGTGCGGGACGCGATGGAGGAGGATCGTCTGTACTACATCCGCAAGCCGTTCGAGCTGGAGTACTCCGGTATCACGAGAGACGGCAACCTGGAGAACCCGCGATTCAGTGGGTGGAGATTCACGGCGATCCGCGGCCTTTGACAGCGGGCACAGAGTGTGGTATACTAGTAGTTCAAGTGGCCGTCCAGCATTCCGCTGGCGTCCGGAAAACGAGAAAAGCAAATGGCCGACGACAAGATCATCGCAGTGTCCAGCAGCGCACAGGCAGCCTTGGAAGCCCTCGGTGGCGCCGAGATGGGGGAGGTGAAGGACAAGGTCATCGTGGTGAGCACCCGCAAGGATCAGCTCTCCATCGATGATGAGGTCTTCAAGTTCGGGATGAAGGGCGTGATCCTGGCGGTCGCGTGGCAGCGCGGCTACTACGACACGAAGTACAACCCGAACCAGAAGGAGTCTGAGGCGTCGCCGCCAGTCTGCTACTCGATCAGCCGGGGACGGTACCTGTTCCTGGCCCCGGAGCAGAACGCGCTCAAGCCGCAGGCGACGAACTGCGAGGAGTGCCCGCAGGGAGACATCATGTTCAAGCAGCGGGCCGAGATCGAGCGCCGGGACGGCTCGTTCCACGGTCCGAACTGCAAGGCCCGGGCGAAGATCATCTTCCTCCGGCTGGACGAGATGACGGGCCGGCTGCTCGGCAGCCTCCACCTGCTCCAGACGTACCCCACCGCCGCGCAGAACTTCGTGAAGTACCAGCAGTTCTGCAAGGACGCGTTCGGGTCGGCGGCGGGCACGATCACCAACATCGAGCTGAGCGGGAAGGAGATGACCTTCACGTCGACGGGGCCGATCACCTCGCTCGGTGAGGACGCTCTCCAGCTCGCGGTGAGCAAGCTCGAGGCCGCGCGGAAGACGGCGTACCAGCCGATCGTCTACAAGACGAAGACCGAGGAGGTCGGCCAGACGCCCGAGGAGATCAAGGCCGAGCAGGAGAAGAAGGCCACGGCGAAGGCGCGGTCGAAGATCTAGTCAGATGCAGGGCCGGCGGGTAGGCGAAGTCTCTGCCCGGGATAGTACCCTACCAGCCGGGTAGTTCACCAACCCAAAACAAAGGATCTACCATGGCAGACGGATATAGAGTGAGCAAGATCGCCCCGATCGTCCACAACGTGAACCGCGCCTACTGTCAGGCTCTCGGCGACAGCTCCCAGCCTACGTGGCATGAGGCGCCTCAGTGGCAGAAGGATAGCGCGATCAAGGGCGTCGTGTTCCACATCGACAACCCGGGCGCTTCGCCCGCGGACAGCCACAACTCGTGGCTGGATCAGAAGGCTGAGGACGGCTGGAAGTACGGACCGGTGAAGGATCCGGAGAAGAAGGAGCATCCGTGCTTCGTGCCGTACGAGAAGCTGCCGAAGGAGCAGCAGGCGAAGGACTTCATCTTCCGCGAGATCGTCCACGCGGTCCACGCGGCGCTGGTGGAAGTCGAACAGGACCTGTACTAGTCATGGCCCTGCCGGTGCATCCCGAGTGTGAGAAGATGCACCGGCACGGGTACTGTATCTGTACGATCGTCTGCTGCGGCCACTGCGACCGCAACCACCCACCACACAAGCCCTGCGAGCCTGCGAATGCTGATCCTAGACTTCGAGACAAAGAAGATCATCGAGCACGAGCCACCTCCCCTGCCGGTGGGGGTGGCACTGAAGGAGGATGACCAGCCATCGTACTACATGGCGTGGGGCCACCCGGAAGGAAACAACTGCACCAAGGAGCAGGCTGACGCACGGATGAAGGATCTACTGGCGAAGCACGCCGAGGTCCTGTGCCACAACGTCAAGTTCGACGGCGGCGTGGCGAAGCATCACTCCAACATCTGGTTCTGGAACAATCGATCGGTGTTACAGGTCCACGACACGATGTTCCAGCTCTTCCTGCTGGACATCCACGAGAACATCTCCCTCAAGCCTGCCGCCGAGCGCCGCCTGGGTATGCCGCCAGACGAACAGGAGGACGTCAGGGACTGGCTGTTCGCCAACTACAAGCCGCCTGGTGGAAAGCTCTCCCTGTCGAAGAAGAGCGAATTCTACTGGGCCGGCTACATCAGCGAGGCGCCGGCGTCGCTCGTGGGCCCGTACGCTCGCGGTGACGTCGATCGGACGTACAAGCTCTTCCAGCAGATGCGGCTCGAGGTCGAGCTGAAGAGCATGGATCAGGCGTACCAGCTGGAGCAGCGGATGCTGCCTCACCTGCTGAAGGCCCAACTGCGCGGTATGCCCTGGGACAAGGAGCGCGGCGCGCAGCTATTGGAGCAGGCTGAGAAGGCCGAGCGGAAGGTCACCGGCCTGATCTGGGACCTGACGGACTCGTTCATCGACCCTGGCTCGGAGGATTTCACGAAGCTGCTGATCCGTGGCGGCCACGTCACGGGGCTGCAACGATCCAAGAAGACCGGTAAGCTGTCCAAGTCCAAGGCCTCGATGGCTGGGGCGCAGTTTGTGAACCCTCAGCTGCGTGAGGCGATCAAGTACTTCAACTCCATCACGCACGCGATCAGTCACAGCTACCGCCCATGGGTCCTGCATGGACAGAGCGGGTGGCTGCACACGGATTTCAACCAAGTCCGATCTATGGACGATGGCGCGCGCACTGGCCGCCTGTCATGCGCGTGGTTCCTGAACGTCGCCACGAAGTACAAGTTCAACTACGACCTGCTGCCAGGTCTACCGAAGCTGCGGACGCCGAAGGATCTACTACTACCAATTCCCGGCAAGTACGACGACCCGCTGTGGATCTGTCGTGACTGGAAGCAGCAGGAGTTCCGCATCCTCGCGCATTTTGAGGATGGCGACCTGATGCAGTCGTACATCGACGATCCGTTGATGGATTATCACGACAACGTGGTCAAGCTCGTGTTGAAGCTGCTTAGCATGGAGCTTCCACGAGACGACGCGAAGATCGTCAACCTAGCGATCCTGTACGGCATGGGGCTGGAGAAGCTTGCAGCCAAGCTCGGGATCAGTGAGGCCGAGGCCAAGGTGCTCCGCAACGCGATTCGTCGCGTCAGCCCTGGGGTCCAAACGCTGATCAGCCACATCGCGGATATGATCGAGGACCGCGGGTTCGTGAAGACCTACATGGGCGCCCGAATCTACAAGGAGCCACCGAAGATGGTCTACGACGAGCGGAGCCCTGAGGGCCGGCTTTGGGACTTCGGCTACAAGGTTCCAAACCACCTGATCCAACGCTCCGCCGCAGAGCAGATGAAGGAGGCCGTCTGCATCTGGCACGAGGACGGGTACGCCGATAAGTGGCCATGGATCCTGTCTGTCCACGATGAGAACAACATCACGGCACCGGCGGAGGAGCTTGACGAGGCACAAGGCACTCTCGGAGAGGTGATGAAGCGCGGCAAGTTCGACGTGCCGATGCTATCCGATCTGGCAGTGGGCCGCACCTGGGGCACGTTGGAAGACGTGAAGGACGGAGCGATCCCATGAGCGACAAGACTGCGGTGAAGATCATGATCACGGTCCAATGGGACGATGATAAATACTCACCGACACATGTAGCGAGTGACGCCGTAACGATCATAGGGATCGTGGACGTGGCGTGCATCTGTGAACGCAAGGTCACAGAGGTCGTGACACAGGATGCGCTTCAGACTGCTATCGGGAAGTGGATCGAGAAGGAGATCGTAGATGGAACCATCCCGTAAAGACTTCCGTCGGCCGGGGAAGACGGATACAGTCGTCTACTATGAGGTGTTCGCAAAGGATCCGCTGGTCAGGCTGAGCCTCCACCTGATCATGAACGCCGAGATGGGTGACGTACCGGATAATCCCGAAGACCCAGACCCACAAGACTACTACTGGTTCGGCGCCAGCTTCGACGAATCTGATCAACAACCTTAACTAGATCGGACACTGCGATGAAACTGCGAACCTTTTCTCCGTCCACCTGGAACACCTTCCGCGACTGCAAGCTGAAGATCAAGTTCCAGAAGATCGATAAACTCTGCGTCCGGTGCTTCAAGGGCACCATGAGCAAGGCTCTGAACCGGACCACGGCGCTCTGCTCGAACTGCCTGGAGCCCGAACCGGAGGTACCGCAGCTGGTGCGGGGGTCTCTGATCGACAAACAGATCACGAACTTCATCCTCACAGGGACGAACATGCCGCTGCTGGCCAACATCGACGCTCAGACAGCGATGCAGAAGCTGCGGGCACTGCGGATCGAGAACGCGCAGATGATCCTTCCGCAGTTCAAGATGACGTTCACGCGCGACCTGAAACCGGTCAGGGACGCCGACTTCTCGATCGTCACCGGCATCCTAGACGTACTGATCTTCCACCTGGCTGGACACGCCCAAGACTTGGACTGGAAGACCGGCAGCGTGAAGCCGAATGGGCTGCTCTACCCAGACGCCAAGGACAAGTACGCCGATCAGCTCGAGATCTACGCGATGATGCTGATGCTATGGTTCGAAGGGCTCAACGAGGTGGACTCGTCGATCTACTTCGTCGACGCCACGAACGGTGGGCGGGAGGACCTGCCGTCCTTCACTCGCGACGATCTGCCTGGGCTGCTGCGTCGGTGGACGAGCAAGATCGAGCTCGTGCTGGAGGAGACCGAGTTCAAGAAGAAGGCCGGACGATACTGCTCCTGGTGCCCTTACAACAAGACGAAGAACCACGAGGCGCCATGCGATCCAAAGGCCCCTTAGATGGCGAGTCAATCATCTGGCTAACGGCGTTCTCTACAGCGTTTGCGGCTCAGGTGGAGCGTATGGTAGAGGTCAGCAGTCTCAATCGCGCTTTGGAGGTTACCACCTACGAGCGAGCGGAAGTGATCGCCGATGCCGCGGTCACTGAGTATCGCAAGCTCGCTGCCAAGCGGATCCTGCCATGAGTGTCAATGAGAACTACATCGAGGCTAGGATCGTTCGCTACGGGCGTATGCGTCGCTTGATCGTGATCAAGCTCGGGATGAGCAACGCTCACGGCACGGTTGGGTGGCCGGATCTGATCCTGCTAGGAACGCCGGACTGCGGGCCGCGTCAGCGGGTGATCCCGGCGCCGCCGATGTTCTTCGAGCTGAAGAAGATCACCGGGAGGCTGAAAGAGGTGCAGGCGCACCGGATAGATCTACTCCGCACGGCGAAATACCGGGTGGAGGTCCCGCACACGTTCGAGCATGGTAAGTTCGCGATCGATAAGTACATCAAGGAATTCTACGAGTAGGAGGTCACAGTGCCATACGATGAGCGGGCGAAGAAGGAGCTGCAGGTGCCGGTGAAAAACCTGAGAAGGGAGAAGGGAGAAGTGATGGAGACGGATATGGACTGGGGTTCCGAAGTGTCGCGAAGGTTCGCTGGAGTCACGTGGCCGTCTAACCGCCACCGCGAGATCATGTGGTCGCTCGTGACCGACATGGAGGCCGTTCTCGACGCGCTTATGCACGAGCGGGACGAGGCGAGGGCCATTCGCGCCACGATCCGCGCCGAAGTGCTGCGAGAAGCGGCGGACGCCTACTCGCCGCTCGACGGGCCTGCGCAAGCGTGGCTCCGTGCGCGCGCGGAGAAGGAGGATCTGTGAGCCCGTTTACACTTGCTGCGATCCTAGTTGCCCCTAGTATGTTGTGGGGTTTGTGGGCACTGGGGCACGTGCGCACATTGAGAGAGCGCGAGGTGCTCGCGCTCGAGCGAATTGCCGATGCACTGGAGCGGGAGGGATCTGATGAACCTCATCCTTAGGTCGTGCCAGGCCGACGACGTGCGGTTCATGTGCGAAAACTCGCACGGGGCGCTACTTCATCCACCAGGGTATGGGAAGACAGTGAGTGCGATCCTGGCGTACCTCGCTCTCAAAGAGCGCCGGCGTGTCAGATCGTTGCTGGTGGTAGCTCCTACCAGTACCGTGCTGTCCTCATGGCCCGACGAGATCCGGAAGTGGGACCAGTTCCGACGCCTCACCGTGGCTGTGCTCCATGGAGAGAACAAGGAGCTCCTTCGCCAGCATCGCGCGGATATCTACCTTATCAACGCGGAAGGGCTGCTATGGTTGACGGAGCTGCCGTCCGAAGTGGACATGGTGGTGATCGACGAGAGCACCAAATTCCGGAACATGACCTCCAAAAGGACTCGCCTGCTAGTGAAGTTGATCAAGGACGTTGAGCGGCGGTTCATCATGAGCGGATCTCTGATCGACGAGGGGTTGGAGGTGCTCCAAGGCCAGATTGCTCTGATGGACGGCGGGATCACCTTCGGTACCTCGGAAAAGTACTTCAATGAGAAGTACTTCCAGAAGGTTGGCCCACGAAAGATGATCCCCCTACCTGGCGCGTGGGAGGATGCAATGGCGTTGATTAAGAACCGCGTCCGACACGTCTCGTTGGAGGAAGCCGGTATCAAGCTCGATCCGTTGGAGGAGCAGATCATCCCAGTGACCATGCCACAGCGCGCGTGGCAGCTGCATAACGATCTGCAGCGCGACCTGGTGTCGTATTCTGACGACGGTGTGATCGCAGCGGCGAACAAGGAAGCCGCGACTATGTCAATGCGCCAGATCACCGGCGGCGCTATGATCGTTCGTAGTGAGCTCGCGGCCATCACTGGTAGCGTGATGACGATCCACGAGGCCAAGCTGGAGGCGCTGCAGCAGATCGCCGACGCTACGCTGAAGGCCGGGAAGAAGCTTGCTGTGACGTACTGCTTCGATCACGAGCGCCAACGGATCGGCATGTGGATGCGAGACTTCTCCATCGGCGCGATCCATGGCCACGATGGCGACCGCGCTGAGACGGTAAGGCGCTGGAACCGCGGAGCATTCGACCTGCTGCTGATCAATTACCAGGCGGCGTCTCACGGGCTGAACCTGCAAGATATCCCGTCGGACGTAGCGATGTACACGCCAACGTGGTCTGCGGAGGATGATTACCAGGTGATCCGTCGCTTCCACCGATCTGGGCAGACGCAGAAGGTTCGCGTCAAGCGGCTTCTCGTCCCAGGCTCTATCGACGACGTGGTGTACGGTGTCGTGACGCACAAGTACACTGACAAGAAGGCAGCCATAGAATACCTAAGGAGTCGTACATGCGGATCGTGATCGAAGTGCCGGACGTGGACTACCCAGTGAAATCCCTCAAGACGGGGATCAACACCCTGCTGCGGAACCTCAAGGTGACCGCGGCGACTCGTGAGGAGGGGTCTGAAACGATCAACGTCACCGTGACGCTGCGGCCAGCGTTCGGTCGCTGCCTCGGTTGTCACCGGGTCTGTCGCCTGCGGCTGGACAACGGCTTGCCGGTTCGCCACCAGTGCGTTGGAAGGATGATATGATCGACGTCCTAACCATATCGGATCTCGCGATCGAGGCGCAGCGGGCAGCTCGTCAGGGGAAGGTGGTCAAAAGGATCCTCATCAGGGCAGAGTCCTACAAGAGGTTTCTGGAGGAGATGGCGCTGACGCGGCGCGAAGATCCAAAGCCTACCGACGAGTTCCCAGAGACTCCTGACCAAGGGCTCGATCGCCTAGAGATGAACTTCGGGTTCGGCGGCGTACCGATCGTTGCCAGCGACCTCCCACCGCCAGGAACGATGATCGTCGAATGGTACCTACCGCTTCGGCCACACCCGCCAGGCGATGAACAGGACGACAAGGATCAGGACGGCGCTGATCGTCCAGCCGATGGAGTCAAACCCGACGCTGGGCTCTGACTTGCTACGATCCATTACGTCCTCGTTTACCCGAAGTGCAGCTTTCGCCACCTCATTGGAGAAGCCATGCCACGCGACCCGCAGATCGTCCTTCTTAGCTCCCGTCTCCGTGACCGTCTTCTTTCGGCGAATTTCCCGGATGATCGGTTTGAGATCGTCGCGCAGAGGGGGATCGAAGATCTGGACTTCATCCTCCTCAGTGATCTTGCCCGGCTCTTCAGTAACGTGGCGCGTTGTAACGACGTCGACCTTGACCTGAGATGCTTTGCTCTCAGCAGCCTCAGTGATCGTGTGCTGTTCCTTGACTACCTCACGCCGGCACCCGACTAGCAGAAGTAGTAGCCACAGGATTTTCATCGGAGCGCCTTCCAGTTCGGCAGCTGGAAGTGGGGCTTATCAGGCTTCTTGAACCGCCCACCCCAGTCGAGGCCGATCGATTCGCCGATCTCCCCTACGCGGACGTACTTTGGAGTCATCCTCGGCTCCGTCCACGAGATCTTGTCGCCGTCGAAGATCGCAATATCGAACGCCGCCCCGATCCCGTGTGGAGTCTCCGCAGCCGTCCGCGCCTCAGTGACGATGATCCCCGGTGTGGAGCGTCCTAGTGCGTATAGCGCCCGCTGATCGGCGTCGGTCCGCCGCCCCTGTACGAGCTTGATACGGATCCCCTCCTCGGCGCACTTGTCCCGCAGCTGCACGTACTTATCGCGCAGTTCGGGACGCAGGCCTAGGAGGAGCCGTTCTTCACTCACGGGACCGCCGTAGATCGTGCTCGATGTTGGCGAGGATGTTGGCAGCGTCCCCAAGCCGATCGGTGTTCTCGCTCAGTTTGTCGGAGATCTTGTTCAGGGCCGCGACGTGAGCGTCCCGATCCTCCTTCCGCTCCTCCCGGTGCTCCTTGTTGCGGAGATCGGCGCGTTCGTCCAGCTTGACGATGTACTTGCCGAAGGCAAGTAGCATCATCATGCAGATCGCAACCGCCGGCCCTGTGGTTTGAACGACTTTGAGGAACGAGTCGGCTTCCATGCAGGCTCCCTACTCCACGAGGGTGATGGTGTACAGGGACAGGTTCGCGCCGTTGCCAGCCGCCGGGGCCGCCGCGGCGTTGCCGGCGAGGTTGGTGGTGGCGAGCGTCATGGCCACGTTCTGCGATCCCTGGATGTCAGGGAACGGGATGTACATGTCGAACCCGGCGCTGGCCGCCGGGAACTGCACGGCGATCTGCGACAGGATCGCGTCTCCGATGGCGCCGTCGAACAGCGTGATGTAGATCAACGGCTGCGCAGACGGGCCCTGGATGCTGACCAGAGCGCCGCGGGCGACATGCCTGGAGTTGGGCGCGGCCACACCAGTGGGCGTGGCTGGCGGCATGGTGGGTGCCGCACGGACCGCTGCCGCGGCGGTGGCGAGTGCCGGGTTGTGCACAGACGGCTGTGCCCGGGTGCTGTAGTAGTTGTCACGAGGATTCGGGGAACCAACTCCGGGCATGATCTACTCCTTCTTCTTGGCAAACAGTTTGAGAAGCTCGTCGAGAGCGTCCAGCGTCGCTGGGCTCTTCTTGCGGCTACCATCCACGCCCGCCTGGGCCATCGCCTTCGCTTCCTCGAAGCGGCCTTGGTTGACGAGATCGTTGGCGACGTCCATGCCACGATCTTTGGCGTACGGATCCTTCAACGGCCCGGTGTCGAACTTGCCTTCCTGGGTGGCGTTGTCGTCCATGAACTTCAGGAAGTCCTTGAACCCGTGCCCAGCCTCCTCGATCTGCATCGGAGCAAGGTGCTGCGACACTGGCGGACGATCCGTGGTGAGGCCTTGGAGGAAGTGGTACGGCACCGGCTGGATCTGCGTGCCAGGGTCGTCGAACTGCCAGTGAGTAGGCTTCCCCTTGGGCTCAGGGATCTTCAGATCGTTGAACCTGCTGGCGTCGCCGCCAGTCTTCGGCGCCGGTGGCGTCGTGGATCGCTGCTCCAGCAGCTCCATCCGATTGGGAGGCGGCGGCAGCTGCGGTCCGATCATCGGTGGTGGTCCTAGCGGGATCTCTCCACGAAGTTGCCCGAGACGGCGCGCTGTCAACGCGTCGCGACCTTTGTAATCGATACCCCAGTCCCAAGCATTTTCCTTGCTGAGTCCAACAGCCATCCCGTAGTTAGGATCACGGCCCTTCGCGAGCTGCGCCAGATCCTCGATAGTGTGCCCTGGATTACGCCATGCGACATTGTGATCTACCACGTATCTCGTAAGGGCCGGATGTTGCTTCGTCGGATCTGTGGTTGGGTTGTTGTGCGCCCAGATATCACGATCTCGTGCCACCTGCCCGAATGGGTTGGTGCCTTCCGGCACTTCCGGCATGGGCGATCCAGGAGGGAACTTGTTCGCGTCATACCGGGGGGCATTCTGCCTGTCGCTACGCGACACCATCTGCTCGAACCGTGGGGAAGGTTTCGGCGAGCCGAGCTCCGCCGGCAGTCCAGACGTAAGATCCATGCCGTCGAACCGCTGCTGGGTGGGCGACAGCACGCCTGGATCTGGTGGCAAATACCGGTGGTCACCCGGCTGCGCGGCATCCGGCGAGCCTTTTGGAACGAACGGCGACAGCCCTTCGAGGTACCCTTCAAGGTTGCGAGGAACCGACTCTTGCCCTGGGATCCTCGTGCTAGCATAGAGCTGATCTAGCTGGGCCTGGTACTCGGGCGAGCCTTGTGGCGCTGTGGGCCACATCGGCGGGGTAGGAACAGGATCCTTCCCGAGGCCTCCGAAACGGCTTTGGGTCCTAGCCTCGGTGGCAGGAGAACCTGGCGGGACGTAAGGCTTGATCGCTCCGAATCGCTCGATCGGCGCCGGCGCTGGGCGTGGCTCACCCCACAGGTTGTTGACCTTGTCGGCCATGTAGCCTGGCAGGCCTTCCGGCCGGACTTTCGCGAACCGACCGAGAGCTTCCATGAGGCCAGGGATCGTGTTACCCTCGCCACCGGGACCGACGTATGGGCGATCCTCACCACGCTTCCGCTGGACGAGTTGCTCCATTTCCGGAGACAGACCGGATCCTTGGCCCTGCGGTCGCGCGGCGCCGGGGATGTTCACCTCACCGCCGCTCTGAACGGGGCCGCCGTAGCTATCGGGAGCAGGGGCGACACGAGGTGCTGGCAGTGGAGGAGCTTGGGTACCGTCGTACGGGCTGCCTAGATCCACCAGCTCCGTCTCAGTCGGAGGCCGCTGCAAGGATCCGTGAGCAGGGTGCCTGTTGGAGTGTGGATCGATTCCCAGCCCTTCGGCAGTGATCATGCCAATTGGGTCCGGCAGCCGGCCTTCACCGTACGCTTGTCTGGCATGGGCCAGGTAGTCCCTGGCGTGTCTACCATAGTTCCCACTCGTATTGGGGCCCTCAGGAGAGATCCAAGCTGCTGGGGCCGGAGTCGGAGCCGGAGTCGGAGTCGGAGTCGGAGTCGGAGTCGGAGTCGGAGTCGGAGTCGGAGCCGGAGCCGGAGCCGGAGCCGGAGCTGGGGTGCCGATCAGTCGCTGCGCAGCCTCTCGCGTCGCACGCGGCGCATGATACGGGTCCTGACCCTGAAAGATATCGTTTAGATCACTGAAGGTATTCCCTGGTCCGCTGGGTCCGTTCCACTGCCCGGGTAGGGCACTTCTCCAGGTGTACAGATTCTGCATTACCGACGGAGGGGCTGGCTCGTCAGGGAACGAGCTAAACATGTTGTGCGCCCTCTCCCTGAGGGCTGCCGGCGCGTGGTACGGGTCCTGACCCTGAAAGATATCGTTTAGATCCTTGAGGGTGTTCCCTGGTCCGCCAGGCCCTTGCCAAGATCGCGGTTCGCCGTACAGGCCTCGACGGCTATGTCTTGCCTCAGCCCACTGAGGTAGGAAGCTCGACATTGGTGCCGGTGCTGGTGCCGGGCTTTGGACGTCAGGGGCAGACGGCAGGTTCGCCTGCGGACCTAGCCCTTCCGCAGCGGCCTGCTCCCTAGTGAACGGAGCCGGACGATCCACCGGGGTGGGAGGGCTTGGCGGCGGCGGTGGGCGGTTCGCGATATCCGTGGACGGTGCAGGACCGTTGCCTGCGAGGAAGCGGTTCACGTCTCGGGCGAACTGTGGATCGATGCTGAGGTCGAACGCAGTGTCCGGCGACATGTGGCGCTGCGGGTTCTCGACGCGATCCGCCAGACGCCCTGCGAGCCGGCCTTCGACGCGCGGATCGGCACTGGGCCGCGACGGGACCGGTCCTTGCGGAGGCAGTGGAGCAGTCTTCGGCACAGACGGAGGCGGACCGAATCCCGCCTCACCGCGAGGCAGCGGCAGCCGCTTCGTAGGATCGATCGGCATGGCTTCGAGTAGCGCACGCTGATCACCGGCAGGGGTGCCGATCTCGAGACCGTCCGGCGTGACGATCTTCCCAGGGCCCTTTTGGGTAGGGGTGAGCGCCCTCGCCAACGCTGCATCGGCCTCTGGAGCCTTGTGGATCGCGCCGAACAGTGCGTCGATCCCAGCAGACTTCCAGCTCGGGTTCTCGTTGTTGACGAGTTTGTCATGCCCCGCACCGGACAGCACTGACGCCGCCATCTGGAAGGGCAACCCGTACGGCCCGGCGGCCTTCATCGCCAGGCCTTGCAGTCCCATGCGCGGCAGTCCTTCCACAGCGCGTTGCGGGGACGCGATCGCGTCGCCAGCCATGTAGCCACCGAGCGCGTTCGCCGCGACGGAGAGCGGGCCTGCGCCCGTCATGGCACCGATTCCCGCGCCGAGCAGCTGGAAGTCGTGATCCGGGTACGCCGGTGGAGGCGGCATGTTGATCGACGGACGGTTGCCCTCGCGCCGACGACGCTCCGCCTGCTCCATCACATACTTCGCGTAGCTGGGATCCTGTCGCCAGGACTCAGGAGGAGTAGCCATTAGAAGCCACCTCCGGGGGTCCTGTTGAACCGCGGGCTCCACTGCTGCTCCTCCTCAGGAGCTTGCTGCTGGGACGCTTGCTTCATCAGCATCGCGTCGAGGATCCGTCCGAGGGTGCCCTGTCCGAGTGCCTGCGACGTCCCGCCGAGGATCGACGCCGGGACACCATGCGCGAGATCGCGTTGTGCAATTGGATCGGGGAACCCGTTCTGGGTGAACCAGCGGTTCATCGTCTGACCTTGCTCGTGGGAGCTGGGTCCAAAGGCCTTGTGCACCTGCTCCCCGATCCAGGTGCGCTCCGGCGCTGGGCGCGGCATCAGCCCTTGGAGGTTCTCCGCGTCGCGGAGGTATTCCGACGCTGGACGGTTCCCCAACGGCGCCCGAGCCTCGGCCTCAGCGATCTGCTGGTTGGCCTTGCCGAGCTGCGTGCTGATACCCTGCGCCTCGTTCTGCGCTGAACGACGGAACAGATCGCCTTCGATCTGCATGGCGAGGTTCGGGTACTGCGCTCCAGTGGAGCTCGCGATCGTCTGCGCGACCTGCGGCGCACGGTTGATGGCGTCCTTGGACGTCTCCTCGATGATCCGCGGCGCGTCCACCAGCGCAGCGTTCTTGTTCGCGCCGGCGATCCGGCCTTCGAGATACTTCGCCGCAGGAGCGCCAGCCTCCGTGCCGGCTTCCAGCGCGAAGTTCTGCGGAGCTTGGCGAGCCAGTGCGGCAGCCTCCTCCGGGCTCTCCATCACGAGGCGCTCGAGCATCCGCCGGGCCGCGCCCTCCGGAGCCAGCTCAGCGGCCTTGCCGATCCACGGCGCGGTACCGCGCGTGAACGCCTTTCCGACCTCCTCGAACGGTACGTGCCCGAGGAAGGACTTTAGTGCCGTCGGAGCGGCACGAAGCACACCGCCGAGCACCGGACCAGCAGCGCCCATCGCAGCTTCCCGAACCCCGCCCTCAGTGACGGGGCGATCAGGGCGCTGCATGACGTTGTCGATCATGTTGCCACCGAATGCCCCGGCGGCGCCAAGTCCTGCTGCGACGAGCGGCGCTGCCGGGCCGGTGGCTAGAGCCGGTCCCAGTGCGAGCGCGCCGGTACCCAGCGCCATCGCTGCCGGGTGCGCCTTGACGCTTTCCGCCATGCCGCCGACAGCCGATCCGGCCTTGTCGAGCAGGCTCGGATTCTGGGTGTCACCAGAGAGCGTGTCCTCGTAGGCGAGCTTGATCATGTCTGTCAGATCGGAGTCAGGGAACTTGGCGAACCGCGGATCCTTCGCCTTGAGCTCGGCGGCAGTCTTCATGCCACTGCTGCGGATGGCGCTCTTCACTCCCGGCTTGATCGTAGACACGGTCATAGCGGATCCCCGAACTCGTCGACCTTCTTCTCATCCTTCGGCTTGTCGTCCGGCTTCTTCACCCCAGGCCCGGTGTGCTTGTTGCCGGCGGCAATGGAGTGTTCCATGATGCCTTCGATCGTGCCCCTGGCGGTGGCGTTCTTGTGCTTCAACCGCTCCAGACGGCTGATCACCGTGTTGTCGTGAAGGCCGTAGTGCGGTAGATCGACCTCCTTGGCAAGCTTGGCCTGCCATCCAGTGATGCGAGCAAAGTTGGAGAACCGCGAAATGGCGTCGGTCTGCTGCTCGATCTTGCGCTCGACGTTGTCCAGCCACTCCTGGTTGTCAAGAGCCAGCGGAGCCACCTTGTTCATGGCTCCCTGGTTCACTCCGGCGATCGCGTTCACGAGTGGGCGGGGATGCGCCTTGACGTAGGCGATCGCCTCGTCGATCGAGCTGTCGAGCATATCCAGGGAGTTCATGGCCTGCCCGGTATCACTCCAGTCGAAGAGCTTGTTCTTCTCATGCTGATCCAGCCGCATTCCGAGCATGCGGCCCATCATCCTGGATCGCTCCTTCACGCCCTCCAGTTGCTTGTCCTGTCCGCGACGCCGCGTCTCGTCCTGCATCTTCATCCAGTCGTCACGAACCTGAGCGTCCCGTGCAGCGGCCTGATCGGCGTAGTTCTTCGTGATGTCTGCACGGAGCAAGGCGTACTTGTTGTAGTCCTCCGTGCTCTTCTGCTGCGTGCCGAGGTCCTGCTGGGCACGACCGACCTGCTGCTGCGCCATCGTCGCCTTGTACGCAGACAACGGATCCATCCCGAGCGCCTGCGGGTTGGGGTTGCCAAGCGTAGCGACCGGCTTCATCGCACCCATCGCGTTGCCGAGGGCGATCTGCTGGTACTGACCGTCGAGGTTCGGCAGCTGCGGCTGTGGAGCCACCTGCCCCTCAGGCACCCCAGGGATCGGCGCAGGCTTGAGCACGCCGCCATGCTGGAGCGCTAGATCGGCAGCGTCCTGTGCAACGTGCCAGTCATCCCCGTCCGGAGGGTACGGGAATTGGAACCGAGCGTTGGGGAACGCCTGCTGGATCAGCTTCGCCTGTGCGCTCTCGTTGCCAGCCATAGCTTACCACCATCCCTTGGACTTGTATCCCCATCCGGTGTCCATGACAGGGCTGGTTGGCTGCGGCTTGGACAGACGACTCCAGTCGAAGGTGTCCGATGCCGGGCTACGCGGGCGCGGGATGCCGAAGTCCGTGTCCTGATCGTCCTCCGGACGATTCAGCCACTCGAGGGCGCTCTTCCCGCGCAGGTTGCTCGCCGGATCCGTCCCGCCGGTGTAGCCCTGCGGACCAGAGCCCTGGATCTCCGACAGCGCGGTCATCCCGCGGGACTCGTCGATCGCCGGCTTCGCGAGACGGGCCACCGACCCGACGGCCTGCGCTACCATGGCCATGTTGGTGGCGTCCATCGTCTGGCGCTCCTTGCGTCGCTTGTACGCCTCTCCGCTGGCCCACTCCGTCCAGCGATTCTGCATCTGGAGGGCTGCGATCCGAGCCTGTGCCTCCAGCGGGATGAACCGCTCCCGCCGGGCGCTTTCTGCGGAAGCAGCCTTCACCGCAGTGTCGGCCATGACGTCTGAGGTGCCTTGGCCCTGCGCGGCGGCGAGAGCCGCGTTGGTCGATCCGCCGATACCCTGCCGGGCCATGAGCTCGTTGCGGATGGATCCGTACTTGCTGTTGAACGCCGTGTTGGTGGCGGTCAACGCCTCCTGTAGGGCCGCGCGCTCCTGCGCCGTCGGGCCTTCGACGGTCTGCGCATGTAGATCCAGCAGCGACTGGTTCATCGCTGCCTTCTCAGGCGACGAGTCGTACTTCCCCATCAGCTCCTTGAAGATATCCTGGTAGGACGGAGCACCGAGCTCGCTGAACATGTTGGCGAGGCCGCCACCGATCGCGCCGATGCCTCCGCCGACCAGACCGCCAAGCGGGCTGAACATGGATCCAACAGCCGCGCCAGCGCCGGCTCCCTGCCCAGCGCCGCCAAAGACTGTGCTCCAGTCGATATCTTCCCACGCCATGTTGGTCTCCTACTTGATACCGAAGAGAAAGCCACCGATCCCTGGACCAGGGACTAGTGGGTAGCCTGCGGGCTGCGCGGCCTGCGGATCAGCAGCGTTGTCCTCCTGCGCCTGAGGCTGCTCTGCCTGAGCCTGCTGGGTCGGACGATCGTATCCGCCTTCAGGAGCTTGCTGACGCCCACCATGGGTGTCAGGCCGGGTGTAGAGGTAGTTCTCGTACGGTTGCCAGGATCCGAGACCTTCGGACCGACCGACAGGCATATGCGGGCCGCCGGAAGGCGGAGGCGCCGGCGTACCAGCGAGCGGACCGTTCCCACCGCCTCCACCTGGATCGTACCCTTGGTCGGCGCCACGAGTGTCATTGCCCCACAAGGGAGCACTCCTAACACCTGGGTTGGTCCACTCGTAGTTCGCCACTCTTCACCTCTGATAGATCTAGTATAGCACAGAGCCTACTTCTTGTCAACCGCTGCCGCGAGTCGCAGCAGCGCGATCCCGTGACACTCCAGCACCTCACTTTGATCCTCAGTATACGCCAAGCACATCTTCCTATCACGCACGATGGGCACTTCCTCGCTGCGCTGGCGCTGGCACTCACGAAGGCAAAGTGGGCAGATAACCATGCTAATAGTCGCTTTCGTATCGGAAGGCTACACGGATGAATCCTGCGTCCGCAGCCACGCCGGAAAGGTTCGTGTCACTCCACTCAAAGACTGGCGTGCCAGTACCAGTGGGTACATTGGTAGTCTTGCTGCCGGAGTACGAAGCAACCGGCGGACTGGCGAGTACACCTACGTAGATCGCGACTGTGAGCACTCCAGACACAGCGTTGTCAATGACAAAGCGGTAGTCTGTATCAGCAGCAACGGCCAAGCCTGTGTCCAGTCCGCTGCGATTTGTTCCATCACCGCTTTGGATCAGCCAGTTTGGGGAGACTGCGGAGTCGTAAGAAAGACCAATATGCCTGGAAGCGGAGGCCGCGGATCCGGCAGCGAGTGGCGCAGTGCCGCTCATGCCTGTGCCTAGGCAGAACCATGCACGCTTCGTAGCCAGCGATGCCGGTGCCCTGATCCAGAATGACAACCTTTGTCGCCAATCCCAGCGCCCCCATGCGCCAGTACCGTTGGCGTGCTCAATGCCAGTGCCACCTACTCCTGCAGCGATGGTTTCCTGGTATCCAGCATGCGTAGCCTGCGGGGCAGCCGCACGCACACCAGCGCCAAAGTGGGCCAGTGCACCGTCACCGACCACTGTGACTGAGGTAGATCCGATCTGCGGGTCCACGCCGTAGATGACACGACGGCCAAACACCGGGTCGATCGTTGACGCGCCACTCGGATTGATGTAGGCTTTCCCATCTGATCCTACGTAGATGGTCGCAGCGTCTGGTAGGAACAGTCCTGGCGTAGTGTTCGCCGCCATCAAGCTGCTTCTTTGGTTGCCTCCAACCCCGTACGGAAACAGTACGATCACTGCCTGGACGCCTGACGCCATTTGCGCGAAGAACAGCGTGATTTTGGCTGAGCCGTCGGCGGTCTTGACGATCGGGGTGGCGATACACGGGGCTGTGGATGAAATGACGATCGCGCCTTTGGCTACGCTCAGGTTCTTGAGCGAGACGGCGTACTCCTTCCCGGAATCGAACACGCCGCTAACGATATCGCACTCGACGTTATCAAACAACGACATGCGGTTATCGTAAGCTGCCTTGATATTGGCGAAGTTGTCGTCGATCCGCTCAAACAGCTTCTGCAGATCCTTTGGGATCCCAGGCATATCAAGAGACTTGAGCAGATTACGTAGCTTCACTTGTAGACGATCTCCTCTCCTTCGATCGGGTCCGCAGCGACCAGGAGCTTGGAGATCGACAGCACCTCACCAACAGCCTTGTGCTCGATTTCCACGGTGAGTCGTAACCCCCTGGTGGCCTTCAGCGGCACCTGCGCCAGGATGAGATCGTTGGCGGCTGTCAGGGCGGTGTCGAGCGGGTACTTGGTGGGAGAGAGGTACGGGTTGCTCTTCCCGTCGTCCAGCCAGAACGTGAACTTGAAGCTCTGCGCTGATCCGCGCGAGGTCTGCAGTAGAGCGACCTGGTTCCAGTTCATCACGGTCTGCCCGTCACCGAGCGGCGTGAATCGGAACACCGACTTGATCGGGACACAGAGCCAGCCGTACAGTACGCCGTTCGTGTTCGATCCGCCGGCACCCGGGATCACCGTGTTTGCGTAGTCGGTGTTACCCAGGCCAGCAGGAGTTCCTACGTGAAGGGTCTGCTGCTCGCCGGTAGCAGGACCTGCCGTCGGGTAGGTTGGATACGTCGGACCATAGAACGTCAGCAGGAGTGGGCTAGCCCACGAGGACACAAACGCCCGGTAAAGATTACCTGCCGAGCTCAAGAAGTACACATCCTCCAAGGCTAGGGCTGACATTCCAGGCATCGCGGAGAAGTTGTTGATCTTCGCCGCAGACGCCGACCCATTCTTCTCTAGCTTGACGTACTCGACGTCGACGCCTGGGAGTGCGACGAATCCCCACTCATCGAGCACCGTGAACGGCGACCCTTCCGACGGAGCGTCGATCTCCATCAACGGCTCGATGGCGATCGTGGTGTTGTACGCCTGCAGCCGGATGAGCGGCTGCCTGGCGAAGTTGGACAGAGTGAGATACAGCCCGAACTCCGCAGCCAGCGGCATGGCAGGTCGGGCCTTCACTGGAAGGATCGGCTTCGAATCGACTCCGTACGTCCAATCCTCGATGGAGATCCCCCACTGTGCAGTGGCAGCGTTGTAGACGAAGATCGCGTACCGAACGACAGCTCCGTCGCCAGGGGCACCTGCCACGCCGGTGTTGTTGCCGTACACAGGGATGGAGAAGCTGACCGTGCCTTCAATCTCCGACGCACCTGCGGAGTAGTAGTCGAGCCGGCTGTCGTTGGAAGTGCTGATCAGCACACCAACGTCTGGGAGTACCCGCGAGGAGACGTATCGGAAGTAGTCCTCCTGGATCGTCGCGGAAAGCGTGCTGACGGCCGTGCCACGGATCGCGAGGATGCCTTGCCCGGTGGCAGCGTACACAGTGTCTTGGTAGATGCAGACGCTGTTTGGAGACAGAAGCCGGATGCCCTGGCTGACCAGTGTGACGGCTGCGGACTGTGGGTCATGCCCGTCGATCGTCCAGAGGCCGTCTTCCTTGAAGACGTAGATCGCGTCTCTGGTGGCGACCTGTCGAATGATGCTCTTGCTGGCATCGCCAACGTGGTGTGTATACGCCGGGCAAGTGTTGTTGTAGATGCCAGGTGCACTGACTCGGATGCGGTCAGCGCGACGATCAGGGCGGGACTGTAGGTCACCAGCGATGCGGACAGCCATCGTGCGGAAGTCCGAGGACACCTCCGCGCTGATCAGGAACGACTTCCAAGTCTTGCTCGCCAGCGCTGACACGCCCAAGGCGTTATCAAGCTCCACGCTGATCAGCGCGGCCTCCATCGTGCCAGTTGGGGACCCGAGGTTGCTGGCCACGATGTAATCCGAGTTGGCGATTGCCGTGGCGTTGATCCCTGAGCAGATGTTGGTGGCGAACTCCTGCACCAGATCCATGGCCGACGACGCGCGTGCGGTGGCTTCGCCAAGCTTGGGGGTGACACGGATCTGATTCGCCGTCGTTGCAAACGTGCCGTCGCTCCACACCAGATCGAGCTTGCGCACCGTGGCGGCGTTTGCCATGTCCGTCTTGGTGTACTTGATGTACCCCATGATCGCCGAGTCAGTGGCGACACCAAGTACCGCCGGCGCTTGCACTACTGGGATCGTCACAACCGCGCCAACCTTTGTGATCACTCCGTTGATGGTGAAGTTTTGGATCACCCCGGCGGCGCTTCTGGTGGAGACAATGTCCCCTGCGACATACGGCGGAACGGGTTCCGCGCCGGCCAAAGCCGGAAGCGTGATGATCACCCTGTTCGGGGCGTTCGCGTAGCTAGTGACTGGGTACACATACGGGACGTTGATGACATTGAACACCGACGTGATGAACCGATCGTCCGTGTTCGCGTAGTACGCGTGTTCCTTGAACACAGTGACCGACGCCGCGCGAGGTGGCTGAGTTCGCTCTGTAGTGATACCAGACCCAGATCCAGCGTTTGTGTACAGCGGCCTACCAGTCATCCCCCATGGCGCGAGCTCCTTGAAAGTCACGTACCCGGCGGTCATTTCCGCCGCGGTGATCGTACGACGATACACCAGGGCCATTTCGTCGCCGGGGGTGGAATCAATCGCACCCTGCTGCCCGAATGCGGTGGTGGCGCTACGATCGAGCCTGTAGGATCGGTACAGGTTGACCCACATCTGGTACTTCGTGGTGGGGTACCGAGTACCGAGGATCGGCGGTAGCCTAACGTAAATGTCCGGGAACTTCCTAACCGTAGGATCGGTGTCATTGACCGATCGACTGAACACCGTGCGGCCCGACGGAGCGCTTTCGCTCTCAACGCTGCCCTGCATCGTCGTGGTGTCGGCCACGCGCAGCACAGAGAGCGTCGCTCGATACGCACACCGCTCCCCGGCCAGTAGGCCAACGGAGCTGTCCGAATCGTTGGTCGGAACCATTTCGATCGACTTGTACAGCGGTCCTGCCGTAACGTCCCCAGGACGGGGCACACCGGCCTCGACAAGATCCTCCGGCTGCGCCAGAGCGTCGTTGCTGACCGTTTCCATCGGAGGGCAGCCAGGGATCTGTAGCCCTGTGCCCTCCTGATTGCGGATCACGTCGAGAGGGATGTTCAGGCCGATCAGGTACGGGCTTCCATACGGGAGCGCAACCTCGACCGCTGTGGGGAACGTGACGGCTGGCACGGCCTGATTTCTGTACACGGACAGGGATCCGGCGGCCTGCTTGCAGACTGCAACGGCCTTTCCGCCGAGCTCACCCACCCACAGAGTGCCGAGCTTGGCCGCCTGAGCCAAGCTCGCGCTCATGTATGCAGTGCGTCGCTTGAGCGTACCAGGACGCGGATACACGACGTTCTGCCCGATACGGATCGACCCCGGGCGATCCTCGTCGGGGGTATCCGGATACCCGCTGATCGGGAACTTCTTCATCCCCACCTCCACGGGCGGCGGACGTGCCCGCGCATGGCGTTGAGAACCTTCGGGGCGAGCTTCGCTCGTGGGGTCACTTCGTTGATGAGCTCGTGCAGGATCGACTGCGCGTCACCGAGTAGCTCTTCTTTGCGAGTGCGATCCTTCCGGAGACCGGCCATCCTCGCCGCGCCGTAGTAGCACAGTAGATCGTGCCACTCCTCAGGGAACTGCGGGTTCCACGCAGTGTCTGGGGTGGTGATCAGATCACCGATCTGCGGGGTGTACGTTGACCCGGTGGGAAGAGTGATCGCCCAGCTGCCGGCAGCCCCGGTGATTACGGCGTCGAATACCTTGACTCGGAACGGGGAGATTCCGGAGCTGATCTCGACCGTGATCACAGCGCCGTTCTCCAGGACAGGGAGCCCGGATAGCGCACCGTAGACGCCAAGGAAGGTGTACGCCGGGCCTGCCGTGCTGATCTTCAGTCCGACCGGCCCGGTTGATGGAACCTGAGCAGGGAGGATCAGCTTCCCAGGCCGGCGAGAGAACTTGACCCGCATGTAGACGCCGGACGGAACGCCACCGAGGACCCTGATACCGTCGGGGGTCAGGACGAACTGCGTCGGCGATCCGATGGCGTAGTTGCCAAAGGACGCGCTCGGCTGGTCAGCGATCGAGCAGAACTGCAGAGGGGTGGATTCCGTGCCGTCCGAGTACACCCACGTGAGAACCCGCGAGGTTGACGCCACGGCCTGCCGCGGGATCCGAACGTCTCCGGTGGTCTGGTCCGGCAGCACGTCGATGATCTCTGTGAGATACTCGCCGTTGGCACGGAGAAGCGACGGCGTCAACGCCATGCGCATCGCCATGTTCGTCGCGTCGAGGATCTTCTGGTCCGAGAACTCCGACGTCTGCGGGAGGAAGCACAGCTCGCGGACGTTGTCAGCGACCTCCACCGGGGTCATGGGCTAGCCGCCCTTCTTACGACCGAAGTGGAAGTTCTCCGATCCCCGCTGCTCGTGACGGCCGCCGTAGCTGTGACCCACGTGCCCGCCTGGGTTGTGCTGCCCCTCGTACTCCTCGTCGCCGTCCTGATCCCCCTTCGGCAGGTTCACGTTGGACGGAATGTCGAGGGCTGCGAGCGGCTTGTGTCCAGGACCGGGCATCTTCATCGTGGATGGCTTTCCGGCCGGCATGTGCGTCGACGCAGGATCGCCGTCCGGCGAACCGGTCGGATCGATGCTCAGCTTCGCGCGGAGCATGTGCTTCCCGAGGGATCGTTCGATCTCGTCCAGCGCATCGAGGGCGGGGTGTCTCATTGGTTCGTCTCCTTTAGAAGGGCCTTGAAAGTCCTAGCGGGATTGCGATCCATGGCAAGATCACTCTCCGCTAGTGCTCAAGGACCCTTCTAAAGGAGACGACCCGTATCCCTGTCTGGTCCGGTTTATGTCACCAGACAGGGATGGATCGTCTCCCAAAAAGCTAGAACGAGTCGACGATGTTGCTCACCAGCGCCTGCCGTCCGGGCGGCACGACGAAGATGCCCTTGTTGCACTTCATCCGCAGCTCGTACCCGCTCATGCCGGGGACGTAGTGCAGCGAGTCCCCGCCGGTCGAGTCGAACTGCCACTCGTTCGTGCCGAGCGTCTTGATCGATCCGCCCGGGGTCTTCGCCGCCGCGCGGATGTCGAGCAGCATCGCGTAGCCCTTCTTGAGCATCGCGTGCGGCTTGACGCCCATCAGGCCGGTCGCGCCGATGAACTTCACGGCGTCCCAGCCGACGGACTTCTCGCCGGAGAAGCCGTCCATCCACCGGAGGTTGGCGATCTGGTCGATCGCCAGCTTCGTCCAGGTGTCCGTCGGCACGTACCACATGGCGCCGGAGCCGGTTCCCTTCGGCTTCACCTTCGAGGAGACGCGCAGCGCCGTCTCGATCGTGAACGCCGCGGCCGCGTTGTTCAGCTGCGTGGCGCCCCAGACCGTGTACTTCTTCGCGCTGACGTTGAAGATCGTCCCGGTGTTCTGGAGGATCGGGAAGAGCCCCACGCTCTCCTTCTTGTCGCCGCCCGTGGTCTGCCCGCGGGTGGACGCGCGCCAGATGGCGACGCCGCGCCGATCGGAGGCCTGATCGCCGGCACCGTCGAAGCTGGCGAGGACGAGGGCGTTCAGCGCCGGCACCGGCGTGGTGAAGATCAGGACGCCGTTGTCGATGTCGACCGAGCCGAGGGTCGCCGACCCGACGTACGTGTCGGCACCGGCCACGCCGTGCGGCGTGCCGTCGGGGGCTTCGAGGAAGAACGAGACCTCCTCGCCCTCCATCGTGGCCCAGAGGCCCGGCGCGAACTCCGCCTTGTCGATCACCATGTACGTGCAGCCGACGAAGTCGGCGGCCCAGAGGCTGGTCGCACCGATGATTCCGATCGTGTTCTGCGCGATCGCGACACCCGGGAGGAGACCCGCCGTGTTGAACCCACCGCCGGCCTTCTGACCGGTGAAGGCTCGGGGCGAGCGGCCGTACATCGCCACGCACTCCCACTCGATCTTCCCCGCCTCGACCATCGCCGGGGTGATGACAGACATGATCGCCTTGACGGCGGTCTTGCCGTACTTCCCGGTGCCCTTCTGCTCCGTCGCGTCGATCATGTCCTTGTCGACGACGTCGGTGAGGTAGATGGAGTTGGTCTGGACCTCCGCCCGCTCGACCTTGCCCGCGCGAGCCTTGTTGAGCTCGACCGGACCCTCGCCGAAGATGACGTGCGAGAAGCCGTCCGGGCGACGCGCCAGGATCGGCTGCACGTACTTCAGGCCGGGGGCCTGCTGGATGGTGTTGAACTGCGAAAGGCGGGTGATCTCGGTATTGTCCACCGTGATCTCCGCCAGCGCCTCAGCGTAGATCTCACGCATGAGTGCGCCTGCCGTCTCGTAAGACTCCGCTGCTGCGACCGCGACCGTCATTGGATACCTTCCTTGTCCTTGTGTTGGAAGCTACGCTTCCGAGGTTTACTTGCGCGTGCTTCCTAGATGTAGGTGAGCTGGAGGAAGCCCTTGATCGTCCCGGAGAGGAAGCCGGGGACGGCGTTCTCGAGGGTGGCGGTCCCGGACGCGGCGACGAGCTTCGGCAGCGAGACGCGGACCTTGATGTTGCCGTTCGGCGTGACGCCAGCGACCAGCGTCTCGGCGCGAAGCGCCGCTCCGCGGGTGCCGGCAGGCGTCGATCCGGTGGCCGTGACGATGTTGCCGGCGGCGCCACTCGCGGGAGCGCCGTCGGTGAAGACGACCTCCGCGCTGAACAGCTTGCGCGCGGCGCCCTTGATCGACGCCGCGGTGCCGTGGAAGCCGGGGTTCTGCGGCGTGTCCTGCGACGGGATCGTCGAGGGACGGAGGTCCGGCGTGCCGTCGGCGACGATGAAGCCGATCGACGCCGGGGCCGTGTCCGAGGACAGGAGCAGCGGGAACGCCTTGCTGTTCGCGTCGTTCGCCGACGGGTCGATCAGCGACGCCGCCGTGCCACCGGCACCGCCGCGGATGCCGTCCTGCGCCGCGCCCGCGGAGTTGGCGACGAAGATCTCCGCGCTGTTCGTCAGCTCGTCGTCGATCGTCGCGGTGATCGCCGCCACGGCGCCACCGTTGATCGTGAAGGGGATCTCCACTCGCTTGGCCCCTGCGACCTTTGCGAGGTGGTAGTTCTTGGGAGGGATCGTGGAAGACATTGTCTGGTCCTTTCGGTTTGTTTTGCTCCGACGGGCTATCCGCCGAGGCGCATCTTCTCTGCGTACTCTTCCGCCGAGAGATTCGACGGACCTTGATCTTGCCGACGAGGCGGCTGGGGCTTGACTGCAGGCCTGGTGCCTTGAACCTTGGACTTCAGGATATCACCATTTCTGATCGTTGTCAAGAGCTCCGGGTAGTTCTGCTCCAGTTCCTCGTATGACATTTTGGCGAGGGACTGCTTCTGCCCACCGAGGAGCATCCGCTTGGCGTACTGAGCGGCCTCGTTGAAGTCCGGACGCTTCCCCTCCTCGAACTGCGCTCGGAGGTGCCCGGTCATGGCCATCCGGATCGCCGGATCGTCCGGCAGGCCGATCGCCTGCGCGGCCTTCGTCATGTGGTGCTGGATCAGGTTGCTCTGGCGGGTCACCTCCTGCTGATAGGCCGTGCGCTCCGTCTCCTCCTTGCGCTTCTGCTCCTGCTGGCGGTACTGCTCGAGCTCGCGCTTGTGCTGAGCGAGCTCGCGCTGCTCGGGAGTCATCTGCGACTCCTGGATCACCTGCTTGACGTACAGGTCGGCCGCCACCTGCGGATCCACGCCGAGGTCTCTGGCGAGCTCGAACAGCTGTCGCGGGTCCTCGCGGATCGCCTTCATCCGCTGGTCGAGCGGGACCACCTGCTTCTGGTAGTACTCCTGCAGCGCCTGCTCCCGCCGCTCCAGCTCCTGAGCGCGCGCGAGGTACTTCCTGACCACGCTGGTCTTGACCTTCTGCTTCTGGGTCAGGGGCTTGCCCTCCTGATCCTGGATCTGGGACTCGAACTCGAAGTCCGGATCATCGTCGGAGGCCTGGGTCGGCGGCACCGCAGCAGCGCCATCAGGCCCGGCAAGCTCGCCGCCTTCGAACGCGCTGCCAGCGCTCTCAGCGCCAGCGGTTGGGGTTGCAGCTGCCGCCGGAGCGGCAGGGACTGTGATGCTCGCAGATTGATCAGCCATGGTGCTACCTCATGAGACCCGGGACGCCCGGGGTTGGTGGTGCCGGAGGAACCTGTGGGTTCTCCGGATGCTGCCCAGGACCAGACGCGCTGGGCTGCGTCGGATCCTGGGGTCCCTTCGACTTCCCTCCGCCGCCAGGCCCCTGCGGGGCCATCGGCTGAGCTCCGATCGACGGTGCCGGCGTATCGCCGTGCGCCATCTGCTCCTCCCCAGGCTTGAACGGTCCCATCGGCAGCATGCCAGCCGCCATCTTGAGCACGATATCGCCCTGAGCGAGAGACTGCGCGTGCGCCGTGAAGTGCTTCAAGACGTTCATGACCAACGCGGCGTTGGTACGCACTGCCGGGTTTGCCAGGATCGCAAGGTGCCCCTGCGCGTGCTTCACAGGATCGTCGCCAGGGATCACTGGCGGGAGCTCCCCACGGAGAAGCATCTCGTTCTCCGCCATGATCGCCGCGTCGAGGGCTTCCGGCACACCGACCGCACGATCCCAGTCGCCAGTCTTCATGAAGTTGATCGCCTTGTCCGGCTCGACCTGCGTACCCTCCTGCTTGATGGCCATGAGCATGTTGAACCGCATGGCGATCGTGCGGGCTGCCGGGTTCCCCGGATCGACGACGAAGCTGTCGATCATGCTCAGGTGGTTGCCGTAGAACTTCCGCAGCATCGCGGTCTTAGACTTGCCGATCAGCCTGATCTCACGCTCCAGGTCAGGGTGAGCCTGGTAGGCACGAACGACCGTCGTCGCGTACCACGCGAGGGCCTCTGAGCGGCACTTCTCGTAGGTCGACGCAAACTGCAACGCCATCGACTGATAGAGGTTGATCGCCACGCCGGCGGTGATACCTTCGGGGTTGCCGCGAACGATTGCGTTCGCCCCGGTGGTCTGCTCCAACTGGGATACGAGCCAGTTGAGCATCTCGATCAGCGGCTGCTGGTTACCCAACAGGTCCACGGAGGTGATCGGCGGAGTCCCGTTCGGGCCAAACTCCATTTCCAGCAGCTTCAGGTCACCGATGATCTGTGTGACGTCGATGTCCATCCCCTTCTGGACGGCGATCAGCTTCCGAGAGAAAGCCGACATGTTCGTTACCATCGCCGAAGCGCCGATATTGAGTGACTCCTGGATCCCGCCAGCGCCGGTGGTGACAGCGTAGCCGTGCGTGGACCCGAACATCGTGTCCGGAGCCAGGCGATGTACGGGGAATTCCTTCGCCCACTCCGGCAGAGGACCGTTGAAGAGCACCGTTCCGGTAGGCAGCTGGATCTGCATCACGCCGTCTGGGCAGGCCGCGGTGCGCTTGTGGTAGTAGTACCACACCTCGATCTGTGCCTCTTGGCTCGGCGTACGAGCCATTTGCGTCATGGCGAACGTCGGCGACGGGAGATACTCGTCCTGGAACGTCGGGTTCTTCGGCGGGGCGCTGAGGATCGCGTCACGAAGCTCAGGGTACTCGGTGGCCAGGTTGTACTTGTTCCTGAACGACCGGATCGCCATATCCTGCAGCCCGGTCTCCCACGACTGGAGAGACATATCCATGAAGCCGCTGAGGACGTCGACCACCTCGAACTCGATATCCCCCTTGAACATGATCGGGGCGATCTCGGTGCCGTCCGGCAGGACCCTTTTGATCGCACCGGCACCGGGCACCGCTCCCTGCCCAGCGGGTGCGCGTCCTCCAGCGAACGGATTCCAGAAGCTGTGCAGGTACGACGCTCCGACGACCGGGCAGTGGTAGACTGCCTCGTCGATGATCCCAATGTCCTTCCGCTGATGAAGCCTGTAGTCGATGATCGCCTTCGCGATCTCCGTGACGTTGTTGTTCTCCTCCGAGGACCCGACGATCACCGGGTCCATCGCCGGCTGATGCGAGAGCACCATCTGCATGAGGTGATCGATCGCGTTCTTGAGGACGTTCACCCCAAGGTAGATCGACCCGCCGCCCTCTCCGTCAGACCGGAGGTTCTCCTCCCAGTTCGACGACCCGTCTCGCGAGTAGAACAGGTTGTAGTTGCCACGGACTCGGCGGTACATGCCGGACCCGCGCATGACGTTTTTCGTCTCCGTGACGATACGAATGACGGCGTCAGCGAGCACTTCCGGGCTGGAGGCTGCGTAGTACTCGTCGCTCGGTCCGGTCATCGATCCTGACTGACCACCTCCGTTGCTGCCAGTCACTCGAAGGTAGCTGCTTGGCACTCCAGGGAAGCCACTCATGACAACCTCCGAATCGGTGTGATGACCGTACGGAACGCAGCCGCGAGCCCATGAGGCTTCCTCGGCACGTCACCGTGAGCGATCCCGTGGATGAAATGCTGACGACGATCGTAGTCTGTCTTGGGGGTGGGGTCCTGCTGCCACTTCGCGCGCTGACGAAGGATCATGCAGCCTTGCGCGACGGCGTCCAGGGCGTCTAGGTGACCTAACGACGGTGATCTGCGGAAGTCCTCCTTCGCAGTGTCTGCCCACAGCCCGTTGGTGAGGCACCCTACGAGAACCTTGCACTTCGGGTCCACTATCATTCGATCAACCTTGATCAGGTTGTTCATATCCACGACCAGCTGGCCCTTGCCAGGGGACTTGATCGCAGCATGGACGATGTAACCAGCCTCCGTGAAGTCGTAGATCTGCTGGGCCTCTGACTGATCGAGGTACCTGGACGGGCGATCGTGCGGCCAGAGCTCGTCCTCCTTCTTTTCCAGCATCTCTTGGATCTCGCGGGTGCTCTTTCGGATGCAGATCACCTCGTCACGGCAGAGCAGGAGCTGATTGATGTAGTCCAGCTCGCAAAACTCCGCAGCGAAGTGATCTCGGACGTGTCCAGCGTCGATGAAGACGAATTTCATCGACGGAGTGCCGCTTGGGATTGGCCTGACGTGCTTGAGGGCGTTAAACTTGGGGGAAACACGCATGTTCTTGTCCGCAACCATGCGGCACATGAACTCGCGCTCCCATTCCGGCGTCCCTTCGAGCTTCCCTGCGAGGATTAGGTCGATTTCCTCCGGAAGAGCCGTCGGGTTCGCCTGTTCGCAGATGGTGCGGATCACCTCATCGGACAGACGAGGGTTATCGAAGATCGTTTTGGTGTAAAGCGTGTTGTTTCGCCGAGCCATTTCGATCAGATCGACCGACGGGTGGTCCAGGCTGGATGGAGGCGTGCCAGACATGATCATCAGGCCGCCAGTGTTCAGCGTTTGCGGCCAGAGGACGCTGTTGATCAGGTACATCAGCGTCTTTTCGTTGAACGTCGGCACCTCATCGAGGATGATCAGGTCACTGCGAGGGCCTCGGAGACGGTCGACCTGGTCCGCGGTGTCCGTTCCGGCCAGGTAGATCTTCGATCCGTTGTGCGGAAGGATCCAGCAGCCCTCGGCAGCCTCATGATTCACCCACCGGAGGTCTGCAGGACAGTCTGCCTGCATCTCATCCATCAGCGGAAGGATGATCGTCTTGCCCTGGATCTTAGTCGGGAACGCGAATCTGATGATCGACCCCGGCCTCTGACGCGCGAACTTGTCCGCGTACATCAGGAGGCCGAGGGTCTTACCGATCTTCCGGCTCTCTAGCAGAAACGCCCTGGTACGAGGCGCCATGCCGGCGAACATGGTGTCGAACTCGAGCTGCAACGCGTCGTAGCGCTCCTCAAGGAGCGCGCCCGTGGTCCAGCAGAACCGGACCAGGGCGTCCTCCTCGACGGAGCCTAGCGTTGGCAGATCGATCAGGGGCATGATTCCTACTGCTTGCTGGGGATTGGATTGATTTTGCCTGCGACGATGCCGTCCACTCCGTCGGAGCCGATCTTCAGTCGGTGTCCGCACTCCACGGCGAGGACTGCAGTCTTGTGGACTGCCCGCTGGGTCTCCGCGAGCTGCGCCTTCAAGAGCGCGAGATCAGCCTTGAGGCCCGTCTCCTCGGCCTTCTTGGCCTGGATTGAGACGTGCTGCCAGCGGAGCACCGTCGCGCAGATGAAGGCGACGTTCATGAGAATCAGGAAGGCAGTCATTCGGCCTCCACCATGCCGATCACGGCGTAGGGCTTCAGGCAGTGCAGCAGCTCGTTGCGGAGCATGATCAGCGTCGCCGCACCGGAGGTGTAGTACAGCACTCGATCACCGAGGAGGAACCCGTCGTCTCCAGCAGCCACCACCGTACCGACGTGGTACACCTGGCCTGGGTGATTGTGAAGCTTCTCGATCGTGTCCGGGCGTGGATCAGGACGAATCACCACGTGCCCGTCGTTGCACAGACCGGAGGCGACGTTCTCCTCCTCCCCGATGACGTGGTCCTCAGGGACGATCGCGTACTCCTTCTCCTCGGAGAGCGACCCAGCTCGGATCAGCTTCGAGGATCCCTGTCGGAAGTACCAGTGGTACCCGTGCATGTCCACGCCACGGTGGCGGAGGACACGCTTCGTCGGAGGGAGGTGAAGGGTCTTGGACGTCAGATCGGCGTCCACGACCTGCAGGACGAGTCCGTGGGCGTACAGCCCCGTGGGGCGGATCTTGAACGGCTCGACGTTGGCGATCCCTAGGGCGGTCTTGCGGATCTTCTCGTCTCGGGAGGCGATGCCGTCTCGGTATTTCTTGGAAGCTGTGGGACGGTACGTCGGACCCTCATCCGACGGCGTCACAATTGGGTTGAATAGGTTGGCGTTGCTCATTCGTCAGTCCCTGTCGCAGGCAGCTGGTGTACAGCGGATGATGGAAACGAATTCGTCGGGGCGGCCGCGTGTGCCCGACGTTCACGGCGATCTCGCAGCGCTCCGATCGCTGCGCGTACCAGTTCAGGGTTGGAGAGATCCAGTTGAAGGATTGGGCGTTCAGAGAGCTCCGCAGCCTCCACAGCGCGAACGGGTTCCTGCACGATCGGACGGAGCTCCCGCAGCAGGGCTGCGAGGGCGGTCGGTGAGACTGGAGCCAGCACCGTGGATCCGTCCTTGAGCACGACCTCTGACCCATTCTCGACGGCGTCTTCGATTTTGTCGATCACCTTGCGAGTAACTGCCACGCCCCGCACCGCGAGCATGCGCTGCTCAGCTGCGATCTGAGAAGCGGCCTCTTCCGGGGAGGGTGCCGGGGTCGGAGGCTCTACAGGCTGCGGTGCGGGGCGTGCCTTCACTCTGGCTTCGCAGGCCACTTTGTCCATGCACAGATCGCCCGAAACCCTTGGGATCGGGCGCTCACACAGCTTGCAGGGGATCATCAAGGCCATACAACCAGCATACCACAACTGTGGGCGGAATGCAAGTGAGGCTAGTCCTCCGACTCACCAATCAGCTCCCCAACATCCTCACCGGTGAGCGGTTCAGCCCACCCCTCTTCTTTGTCCTCGTAGCCGGGGTTGTTGTCGTTGATCCACCGGTTCAGCTCGGTGTGACGCCTGGCGAGGGCCTTCATGGTCTCAATGTCACCGTCTGCGGCCGAGTTGACGGTGTAGGTATACGTCCACTCGTCTCCTCTACCACCGTGAGACTTGAACCAGATCCGGATACCCTGGGAGAACAGCTGGACCTGCTGAACACTGGAAGGATTGTTGGCCCGCTGTCCGCCACGGTACGTTCGCTTTGCGTATGCTCTGGCCATCCACACTCCTTCGCAGTGTGAAAGTATTATATAGGAACGCGCGCGCGTACGCAAGGGACGATCTAGGTTCAAAATTTCTACAGCCAAATAGATCTAGGTTCAAAACTTCTACAAAAAATTTTCTGTGTGGGGCGCACTGCCAAATAGATCTAGGTTCAAAACTTCTACAAAAAATTTCCTGTGTGGGGCGCATAGCCTTCGGCTCAGGCTCTTGCATCTAATACCCACCCCTAGTACACTGTCTCTATAGCAGCCGGTCGGGTGAGAGCAGGCTACCCCTTCCCTCCGTCCTATGACACTGGTGTCATAGCCGACCGACTGTTACTTGGAGACTGTATGTCCACCGAAAAGAATGGCATGGTTCTGCTTTGCACCGACGCGCAGATTGCGAAGGCCACCGACAACCTGCACAAGCGAGCGGCAAAGCTCTGTGCGGACCACAACGCCTTTTCCCAGACGTTGGGCGCCATCCTGCCCGAGTCGGTCAAGGCGTTTGTCGACCCGGACGCGGTCAAGCGGTCGGTCGCGCTCGTGACCGCTGGCAAGGGTGAAGTCGTGAAGATGCTCGCCGATGACAACGGTCACAAGCGGTTGCTCGCGCGCCGCACCATCGCCACCCTGCCGGGGTCGTTCGGGGTGCGCGCGGTCCTCTCGGTTCTCTCGGAGGACGAAATCGCCAAGATGGCGGCTGGCAAGTAGTCGGCTAGAGCTTGACCGGGTGCGCCCTCCGAGGGCGCACTAGGTCAATCCCTAACCTTGGAGTGTGCCATGCGACGGATGCGAGGCGTAGGAGCGCAAGCAAAGGCTAGCGGCGTGCTTGCGCGACAAGTCAACGCGCTAGTGCGAGTGGCAGAGAATCAGGCCACGCCGCGCCAATTGCGCGAGTTTGTTGGCTCGCTCGGTACGCCGCTTGCCAGTGAGCTCGTGACGCACGCGGCCTATGAATCGCGCGCGATGGCAGTAGCTGTGCGTGCTGGCGCGCCCCTTCCGATTGTGCGCAAGGTGCGCAAGTGAGCCGGTGGGTGCGGCGAGCGGAGCGCGACTCGCGCCCGGACCCGTTCGCGGACCTGCTCGCGTCCACGCGCGCGGGTCACGAGGCGCACGAGGCGCGTCCGATCCAGGCGCCTAGGCCGATCCAAGCGGCCCATATTCCGTCGGCCCCTATCCGGGAATCCCATAGGGAATTCCTGGTGCGCCAGCACCTGGGAATTGTTGAGCGTCTCAAGACGCGGCGCCTTACCGGGAAAATTGCGCCGCTCCCGACGCCATTTACCCGGGAACAGGCGGAGTATTACGCCTCTTGCCGCGACGCGACCAAGAACAGGACCAAGTAGCGCCTTTGTGGAGGTTGAAGCGGCCGCCGCGCCGATCGGCGCGAGGCCAAAAATTAGGTGTTTTTGAGGGGCTCATTTGACATTGGATCTATAGGTGTGTCTTAGTTTGCACGTTTCTCGTGCGAATTGGGGAATATCCTAATGATTTCAATGGGTTACAGGGGTTTCATACTTAAGATATACCTCTGTATTAAAACCCTGT